GAGCCCTTGATGGCAAGACTGACGACGAACTGAAGGAATACATCAAGGATGTGACCGGCAAGCGTCCAGTCGGCAATCCCAGCAGACAAACTCTACTGGCTGTAGCTCAGGAACTTACCACAGAGAAGGAATAACAGTTGTCCTTTCTCACAGCGGCCAAAAGCGCAGTTTTAAGATCCAATCTCAAGGGAGGCAATCCGCTTTCCTCATTCTTTTCTTCGACCGGAAGAACAGAGCAAGAGTTTTGTGATCTTGCTAATGAGGTCGTGACAGAGATTATCAAGGCACACGACTGGCGTTCCCTCGTTAAGCAGCACAACATGGTCGGAGACGGTGTAACAACCGCCTTCGATCTCCCAAGCGATTATGACCGTATGCCAAAGAACGCCGATGTAGGGCGCATGAATTGGTACACGTGGGGATATGTGGATGCTCCAGACCTTAACTTCTGGAATGATCTTATCAATGGCCTCGCCTCTCCTAGCCCCGGCTACTGGATTATGCTCGGCGGTCAGATGCAGTTCATTCCTCCGGTCTCAGCTAACACCACGGCTGAATTCTACTACATTTCCAAAGCTGCCGTCATCGATGGCGACTCAGGAGAGCGTAAGAATGAGTTCAGCAAGGACACAGACACATTTGTTCTCGATGAGAAGCTTTTAACTCTAGGTCTCATCTGGAAATGGAGACAGATGAAGCGTGTTGATTACTCAGAGGATCTAAGAAACTACGAAATTAGAATTGAGCAGCTATCTGGCGAAGATAAGGGGGCTCGTGTCATTCGGATGGGAAAGAGCGCTATAGACTATAATGCCTCGTACGCTTATCCGAGAAATTTAGGTGTTTAACCCATGCGGCAAGCGCGTATTCGTCAGAGAACTTCAGCGCTAAAGACATTCCCCGCCGCAACGCAGGGATGGATTGCGAACCAGAACCTAGCAATTAATTCTAGCAAGAGCCTAAATGGGGCTTATTTGTTGGAAAACTATTTCCCTACGGCGACCGGAATGGAAATCCGCAAAGGTTCAGATATCTACGCTACATTGGGTGGCGGTGATCTTCCTGTTACGGCGATATTCGATTACAATAACGGTAACAACCGTCATCTCTTTGCTTCCACGGCTACCACTATATACGACATCACCTCTGTATCATCCCCGATAAATTATCAGCTTTCGACGGGAACGGATGATATTGTTGACGACATCGGCAATAACATAGGTCAGCTATCTACTGGTGGCCTTGAGGTTGTCGAGGGTCTTTCCGGTGGCGACTGGATTGTTGATCAGTTTTCCACTACAGGCGGAACATATCTGGTTGCGGTCAACGGCCAAGACCCTATGCAGCTTTATGACGGTACGGACTGGTTTCCTATCGATGAAGATGACGTTTATATGCTCACCTATGACGCGCTCACAACGGACTTTGAACCTAGTGAGTTGCTAACGGGCGGCACGTCTGGCGCGACAGGTTATATTCTCCACGTAGAGCCTAGCAGCGCGACCACCGGCTTCCTTTACATTACAGATGTAACCGGCACGTTTCAGGATAACGAAACCATCACGTCAACATCAGGCTCAGCTACGGCGGATGGAGTTCCAGACCCTTACTATGTCGGCATTACCGGCGTTGATACACGTACTCTGTCTTATGTCTTCCACTATAAGAACCGTCTTTTCTTCATTCAAAAGGATAGCCAGATATTTTGGTATCTTGAGAATGCTGACTCGATTGGCGGTCCTGCTGATTCTTTCCCTCTTGGCGGGGAGTTCTCGGAAGGTGGGAAACTTCTCATGGGGTCTCCATGGTCTCTTGATACGTCTGGAGACGGTGGCCTTTCCGAACAGTGTATATTCGCAAGTGATGAAGGCCAGGTGGTTGTATTCCAGGGAACTAGCCCTGCTGAAGCTGCCACATGGTCCAAGGTCGGAACGTACAAGATTGGAAAGCTTCTCGGCGCTCTTGCATGGATAAGGGCTGGCGGTGACATCATCTTCGCTACGGATATTGGCGACGTTCCCCTGTCCCAAGCCATCAATAGAGATGTTGCTGCTCTAGCGCCCGCTGCCGTCTCCTATCCAATAGAGACAGAATGGAACAGAGAGGTAGCTGCAAGGCGCTCTAGCCCATGGAACTGTGTGGTGTGGCCTGAACAGCAGATGGTCCTTGTTGCGCCTCCTACGGTCAACGATAACCCGCCTATGACATTCGTTGCCAATGCTAGAACTGGTGCGTGGTCCAAGTTCACCAATTGGGATATTCGATGCCTCTGCGTATTTGAGGGGCGCTTGTTCTTTGGCTCAGAAAACGGGCGCGTGGTTGAATGCTACGTCACTGGCATGGATGAAGGCGTTCCGTTTACCGCTAGCTACGTTCCGATGTTCAATGACTTCGGAAACCCTGCTTCCCTGAAAATCCCTCTCATCGCCCGGGCGAGATTGCGGGGATCGAATGAAGTCAATGCTCAGCTAGATATCATGGCTGACTATATGATTACGCTACCTTCCGCTCCTAGCTCGAACCCTATCGATGCAAGTTCCGTATGGGGTGGTTCGGTTTGGGGTGCGTCTACCTGGGGCGGTAAGAGAGACAAGAAGATCCAACAGCCTTGGACATCGGTTGCGGGTCTTGGCTACGCCCTATCGCCCTCCTTGCAGATCACTTCGGGTTCACTTGTCCCGCTTGATGAGGAAGTTATCAGTTTGGAGTTGTCATATGAAATCAGCGATATCATCGCTTAGCATGATAGTTTCCGATGAAAGAGTCGCCAAATTCGTATCTGATAAGCTCGGATTTGGTCTTTGCCCGCCATGGACTGCCATGGGAATTGAAAGGGATGGTAGCATTGTTGCAGGGGTCGTGTTCAACCATTTCGAAGGCAGCGACATACATTTCACAGTCGCAGGTTCTTGCTGGAATAGAAAATTTTTCCAAGAATGCGGCGTATATGCGTTTGAGGCGCTAGGGTGCGGGCGCGTAACAGCTATTACAGAGCAAAAAAAAGTGGTAGAACTTCTTTTGAAGCTTGGCGGTAAAGTTGAGGGATGCCTTCGTAGTCATTTCGGGCATGGTCGCGACGGAATCATTGTTGGGATACTTAAAGACGAGTATCGTTATAAGAAGGACAACTAAAAGTGGTCTCGACACCGAAGGCTCCCGATCCGGTTGCAACTGCACAAGCTCAGTCTGGTATGAACCGAGATACTGCCATCACGCAGGCTCAGTTGAACGGCGTAAACCAAGTCACGCCGGACGGCAATCTGACCTACGCGCAGACCGGAACAAACTCATTCGTTGACTCTCAGGGCAATACTGTTTCAACCCCACAGTTTACCGCCACGCAGACCCTTTCCCCTCAACAGCAGGCGATTAAGGATCAAACGGACGCTGCCAGCCTAAACCTTGGCACCTTGGCTAATCAGCAGTCTGGAGCAATCAAGGATCAGCTTTCCAAGCCATTCCAGTTCAACAATGACGATGCTAGTAATTGGGCATACGATCTCGCATCCCAACGTATCCTTCCCCAGCAGCAGAAGAACCAGCAGGCGCTAGAGTCTCAGTTGGTGTCTTCTGGTATCCGTCGCGGTACGGCGGCATGGGATAGCGAAATGGGAAGGCTGAGCAACGCCAATACCGATCAGTTAAACCAGCTTGCTTTGAATGGTCGTGGTCAGGCCTTCCAAGAGCAGTTCACTCAGTACAATAACCCCATCAATACCATCTCTGCGCTTATGTCTGGTTCGCAGGTTTCTAACCCCAATTTCGTCAATACGCCTCAAACTAATGTTGCTGGCGTGGATTATACAGGATTGGTTAACAACAAATACCAAGCTGATTTGCAGAGATCTCAGGCGATGAGCGGAGGCCTGTTCGGTTTGGGAGCCGGCATCTTAAAAGCTATCCCATTCTCTGACCGCAGGCTAAAGAAGGATATCGTTCAAGTAGGCGAAAGGAAAAATCTGCCGTGGTACGGTTTCCGATATGTATGGGAGGATAAATCTTCTCCTCTTATCTACAGCTTTATGGCTCAGGAAGTGATTAAGACTCATCCTGAGCATGTTCATCTTGATCCTAGCGGATTTTATAAGGTTGATGTGGCCGCAATCTTGGAGGCCGCATAATGGCCGTTGACAATTTTATTTGGGGTGCTGGGGGTGCTAAAATATCCCCCGAACAATTGGCGCTGGCTCAGGCCTTGATGGCTCGCAAGAAGTCTCAAGGTGTGGATACTAGCCCTGTTGCGCACTGGTCTCAAGGTGCCGCCCGCATTGCAGATGTTCTTGGAGACAAGTTTCAAGAGAATAGACTGCTAAATCAAGAGACAGAGCTAAACAACTACAACACTGAGCAAGCCGCACCCATCATCGAAGCCCTATCAGGCGGGTCTCCTGTCTCCGCAGCGGTTACAGCCGGGGTTCCGCAAGAGCTTGCCGCTACGTCTCCAGCGCCTGCTGTTGACATCTCTGGCGACAAAGAAACGTTTGTAGCGTCTCTGCTCCCTGCTGCTATAGAAGAGAGCAAGCGAACTGGTGTTGATCCTCGTATTATCGTGGCCCAGGCTGCACAAGAGACAGGTTGGGGGCGCAGCGCTCCAGGCAACAACTACTTTGGCATTAAGTCGCATGGGCAAAGTGGCGGGCAGAACCTTGCTACTCATGAATATGTCGATGGAAAGCGCGTAAACGTCAACGACAGCTTTAGAACGTTCCAAAGCCCTGCCGATAGCGTTCGCGGATATGGTGACTTTATCCTTCAAAACCCTCGCTATGAAGGTCTTCGGACGGCACAGGGACTAGATGGGCAGTTATCTGCCTTGCAAGCGTCTGGCTATGCGACAGATCCAAACTATAGCCGATCAGTTGGCGCTATTGCTCGCGGACTACATTTAGAGGGTCTGACTACAATTCTCCAATGCTGACTTATGATGAGAAGGGCGCAAGGATTGAGCGTCCTTACAGCGACCCTATGGTTAGCGCACCCAATAGCCAAACAGCAATGGCTCCTCAATTGCCCGCGCCCGTTAATGTTGTCTCGCCTCCTGCCGTTGCATCTGTCCCGCAGCAGGTCGCACAAGCACCACAGGCCGCACCATCCAACAATGCCGCTATCGCGCAGGCTCTCCGCGTCATGGGTGACAGAAGGTCAACTCCAGAGACGCAAAGACTTGCTCAGGTTCTTCTCCAGCGCGAAGAGCAGAAGCAGGCAGCAGCGCAGGAACAGAACACATGGATGCAGCGCCAGCAATACACACAACAGCAGCAAAATGCTGATCCTCTGCGTAACCTCCAGATCCAAGAAGCTCAGATTAAGCTTCAGCAGATGCAAGATCCCAACGCCAACACTCCTGATGCCGTTAGGTCTCTTGACCTTCGGGCGCAACGTGCGGGATTGCAGCCGGGAACACCGGAATACAATAACTTCTTCATTACCCAAGGCGTCAAACCTCCTGCAAACGTTGGTGCACCTCCTGCCGGTTATCAGATTGTTTATGACGCAGCAGGAAATCCTTCTAGCATGTCGCCCATTCCTGGCAGTCCAGCCGCGATGGAGGCCGAGTCTCG